CTCCGTGTCCATGCTTCTAAACACGTCCTGGCAGCGGATTGTGGCAGAATAATCGTCAGACTCCCATTCGGAACAGACCAGGTGATTACCCTTGACCCATTCGATCTCCCCGCCGTTGGGCAACTGATACCCGTAGTAAATATCCATTTCCTGTCCCGTCTCAAGGAAGTTGATTGCAGAACGGGGGTTATCTACGTTGAAGTATTTGTCGTAGTTTTTCAGCGTTACGGAGAAGTCGATCTGGGGAATATCTGCTCCAATCGGAGAAACATAGCTATCCAGTGTGGATGCCATAACGGAGTCGTTGTAGTAGACCAGACCATAACCAAACCTTATAGAGTAGATACGCAGTCTGCTCTGCGGGTTCTTCATGGCGTAGAACACCAGGGTCAGTGCCGAAGTATTCTCAAACACTTCCTCCGTGGTAAACTCCGACTGGTCATTACCTCTGAACTCCACTCGCTGTCCCTGGTCACTTACAATGTCGAAGTCAACAGGGTAGTTCTCACCGAAGTTGATTGTGATACCCTTGAAATCGGTAGGCAGCATGTTCAGATTGATGGTCAAGGAGAACTCGCCAGCCGAAATCAAATTCTTACTAACCAACCCGGTATCGTAGTAACCGCCAATGGCAGTACCTCTCGGAAGGAAGAACATAGACCCGTCTACAGTCGTGAAGTTTTCCTCAAGCGTTGCATAGATGGTGTCATCAGATTTCTTTCCGAAAAGGTTGCTGACATTGGAGTACCGGGCGAAGTCACCGTCCTCAATACGGGCTTTAGCCTGCGCTTCCTGGTTGACCAGACCGAAAGACAGCATAATGTAGGCTCTCTCGCGGAGGGGGGACTTCATGCTTTCCTTATAAGCAGCGGATACTTTTTGCATGTCATCACTCTCCCACGTCAATCAGATTGAAACGACAGTTACGGTAGTGAGTAGGCTTGCCGCTGTCATCTACGTAGTAGGGTTCAGCGGTTCTATCACCGGGATACATCTTGATAGTGACAAACTCATTGGTAACCGGGTCGGGGAAGGTCACATACACAAAGAAGTTAGAGAGGATACTTAATATCCTGCTCCACGTCTCTGCGTCCATCCATGCCCATTCAAGGTTGTTAAGCTTGTACTGGTCACGTCCGATACGCTGACCAACCACTGTACCGTTCGCATCACGTCCAGCGTCAACGATGGTAGTCACCATCGGTTCTACGCCACGCTTCGGGGACGGCAATTCGTACCCGTTGATTGCCAGATATGCCATTGTTCCGTCCTCCTTTACTTAGTGAAGCGATAACCGTCAGCGTTCTCCTGGGTTACCACTGCGTCCTTGATAGTCTTGTTGCCGATCTGCACGGTAGTGTTCTTGTTCAGCAAACGCTGTAACAGTTCATTCTGCTCACGCAGCAGATCATTCTGACGGGCAGTTACTTCATACATGCCCTCACGGACTCCCTCGGCAATCTGCTCTGTGCTGCCCACACCCGCAAGTGCGGCTTCCACTCGGTTGCCCAGATTGTCCATCCACTCACCAACACCCTGCGTCATGTAAGCGTCACGGGTATCCAATCCTGCATAAACCGCATCCGCAGATACAAGCATTGCAGAGATCATAGCGTTAGTACAGGTACTCATGTGAGTGTTGACCGCACCCCAGTAGCCTGCGAACTGTGCCATGCCGTCCACAATGGAACGGTGCATGACCTGTCCAAGCTGGGATTTGTTCAGAACTTCCGTCCTGCCATTCACATGACCAACCAGTTCCGCACCCTTCTCACCCGCCACGAACATACTTCCGTGGGCATTGATAGTGCCGCCTGCGTACTTCGGGATAGCGTTCCAAAGATCAGCCACGCCGTTGTGGATGGAACCACCGCTGCTGAACGCCTTTACGCCGCCGTTTGCGCCGACAATACCACCGTTAGACAAGCCGAAGAAGGACTTGATAGAACTCCAACCACTCTTAAACAGGGAGATACCTACGGATACGGACGTACCAATCCAGGAAGAAATGGAACTCCAACCGTTCTTCCAAAGGCTTACGCCGACAGAGTGAGTAGTTGTTCCAATCCAATTACTGATAGTAGACCATCCAGACTTGAACAAGCTGATACCCTGGGAGATAACAGGCAGTGTGCCAATCCAGTTCTTTACACTCGTCCATCCAGATTTCAGTAGGCTAATACCCTGGGACAGCACGGGAATAGTGCCAATCCAGTTCTTAACGGTAGTCCACCCGGATTTCACAAGGCTAATGCCTTGACTGATCACGGGAAGTGTGCCAATCCAATTCTTAACCGTAGTCCACCCGGACTTGATCAAACTGATACTCTGGCTGATTGTAGGCAGCGTACCAATCCAATTCTTTACCGTTGTCCAGCCCGACTTAACAAGGCTGATAGACTGGGAGATCACCGGGAGGGTTCCAATCCAGTTCTTAACGGTAGTCCATCCAGACTTAAGGAGAGAGATAGACTGACTGATTACGGGCAGGGTTCCTATCCAGTTTTTCACAGTAGTCCAGCCAGATTTGATCAGACTGATACCCTGGTTGATGGAAGGAAGGTTGCCAATCCAACCCTTTACCGTAGTCCAACCTGTTTTAATAAGTCCAATGGTCTGATTGATAGTAGGCAGGCTACCAATCCACGTCTTGACGCTGCTCCATCCAGACTTCAACAGGGAAATGGTCTGACTGATAGTAGGCAGATTGCCAATCCAGTTACGCACTGTAGTCCAGCCAGACTTCAACAGGGAAATGCCCTGGGAAACAATCGGAATATTACCAATCCAGCCCTTTACGGTAGACCAGCCAGACTTGACCAGGCTCACCGCAGCAGACAGGCTCACGCCCTTGCTGGATACACCGCTCCACCAGTCCTTGACGTTCTTCCACCAGGTCTTAGCCCCGTTGACTACGCCAACTGTGAACTCAATGACCGGGCTTTCCTTAAACGCCTGTACCAAAGGCTGAACGATGTTGGTATTTATCCAGGAACCGATAGCCTTGAAAGGAGCAAGGATGCCGTTCAGCAGACCTTGAGTGATGTAGCCGCCGTATTCCTCCATGAGGGTAGAGGGACTGTGAATACCGAACAAATTGCAGAAGCCCTCAACAAAGGGGTCTACAATGTTGGTCTTAATCCACTCGACTACGTTACCGAACGCATCTTTAATACCCTTCCATAGACCAGCGGGGATATTACCACCACATTCTTCGATCTTTCCAGTGAAGTATGCGGAAACATCTTCCCACACGCCCTTAAGGAAAGAACCCAGCAGACTGACCAATCCACCAAGCGCAGAACCTAAAGCCTTTGCCATGCTCTTGACAACAGCACCCCAGTCAGCTTCCGTAACTACTCGCTTGATGTTTTCCCATGCGTTTCTACCAACCTGTCCCCAGTCGTACTGACTAAGCCAGTTGGTTACCTCGTCAAAGGCTCCCGTCAAACCGTCTGCAAACTTACTGGCAACCTGTCCCCAGTCCAATTCACCAAGGAAGCCCAACAGGAAGTCCCATTTCAAAGTGAACCATTTTACAATAGTTCTTCCGATAAAGGACGTGTCTACTTCCGCAAGTGCATTGTTGACCAGTTCAGCAACATGTTTGCCTATATTGTTAAAATCAACGGTGTCAAGGAAGTAATAGGCAGTCTGCACCGCACCATTGATACCGAAGCCGATTTTCTTACCGATACCGCTGTAGTCCACGCTATCAATAAGTTCATTGACTTTTGTACCAACCAGTGTACCCAAGGTTTCCCAATCGGCATTATCAAAAGCTTGCTTCAAACGATCTGCGAAATCGCTGATCTTGTTATCAATCGGAAGTTCCTCAAACATGGAACCGTAGTCGGCTCCACCGCCACCACCGCCACCAGAACTATTTTCCGGGGTTTCCTGGATGATGTTCAGTTCATCAATACCAGTGGTGTAACTCTTGATCTTGTCCGCTGCATCTTTCGCAGAACCAGCGGCACTGTCAAACGCATCACCATAGCTTGCACTGATCTTCTTTGCCGCAGTGTAGGTACTGCTGCCCGTCAGACGGGCAATAAGCATATTGATCAAATTCAGCAGGCTTACGATCTTACCGCTCAAATAGTCGATAGCCGGGGCAAGGGCGTTGATAATAGGTGCAGCCATAGCACCCAGACTGTTCTTGAGGTAGAGGGCGTTCGTAGCAACACTGTTCATGCTGATAGCGAACTGACCACCAAGCATATTGCTGTACTGATAGAGGTTGTTTATACCTTCCTTGAACGCCTTAGAGATTGCAGACAAGGCAAATCGGATAAGGCGATACATCGCAATACGCTTAAGAGAACTGAACAACTTGCCCATGCCAGAAGTAGTCTGCTTCACACGTGCGGCAAGAATGTTGCCCATAGACTCTCTAAAGTTGGACATTGCGGTACGGGCTTTCGCTGCTGCCATTCGTACCTTCGTGAGTGCATTGCCCAGCTTATGCAGTACACCTGCACCGATAGAAAAACCCTTCTTGAATACACCACCGATGCCATTAAGGATACTCTTGAGGAACCCGGTCTTTTGAGTTACCTGGTCAACCGCCGCAGAGACTTCCTGTACGGAACTGGTTGCCTGGGTCATACCGCTGTCTGCTGCACCCGTAGGGGGTGTAACAGCGTCCATTGCCGCACCAGAAGCCGGGACTCTGATCTTCGGGATTTTGACATTACTGACTTCCCCCAGATCACGCAGGGCTTTCGCCATATCCTCAAGACGTTCAATATCAGCCAGTGTAATTCTGTCCATTACATCAGCGATACCGCCAAGCTGCTTCGCAACACTGCCAGAGATTTTGACCTCGCCCAGTTTGCTGACAGACTCCAATGCCTTACCCAGACCTTCCAGTTTAGAGGTATCGAACTTTTTCAGCACCCCGTCCAGCTTCTCAAGCTGCTTGACGGAAGAACCCAGTCCCAGACCGCCCTTAGTAATACCCTTCAACTTCTCAAAGGACTTCACCAATGCGTCTATACCTTTCGCACTCTCGTCAGCCTTAGTTTCGATTTGAAACTCAAGACCTTCCATTTCAACTGCCATCGTCTACTTCCCCTCCTTTCTTCTTGTTTTTGAGGAAGCGTTTGTTGATCACGTCCATCATGCGCCGCATAGCTTCCTTACCATCCTCAAGCCGCTGCTTTTTCTTCCGTTCCTCGGACTGCTTGCTGCCAGCAGTAGTGATAGGGAACGGTTCAGTGCGGAACGGGAACGGCTTGTTCTTACGGCTTAACGGGTTGAATACCGGGGACGCATCCAACAGGGCTTCGTAGATATATGCGGCTTGCAGCCACATTTCAGAATTGACACGCTCCTTACGAACTTCATCCATTTGGCGGTAGTACCGCACCATGCAGCAGTCCCCATCCCAGTAGTCGTGATAGGACATGCCCAGACTCATGTAGTAGGCGCACAATTCCTCAAATTTCTCTGTGTAACGCAAAGGGGGAGCGGACGGCTTGTGCCGCCGCCCCCCAGTTTCATCAGATGACGAACCCGTTACCAACTCGTCATCCAGTCCACGTTTTTTGCAGTATCTTCGGGTTCCTCCATCAGAGACAGGATAGGCTCATTGTACATCTCTGCCAGCTTCTCAATAAGCTTGTCCTTATTGGGCATGTTGGCGTAGATAGCATCAATGGTATCCTGCTTGACGAACCTGTGATGTGCCTTGAAAGCACCTGCGAAAAGCGCAGGGAGAAGGGTCATAGGACGGTCATCAATGTTTCTTGCGACAAACCCTTCGTCCTCCATCTGTCTGATTGTACGCCGGGTAAATTCCAGCGTGTAGTCCTTACCCTCATAGGTAAAGTTGATAGTCTTAGCCATTGCTATTTTCCTCCAATTCTTGAAATTGTGTTAAGGGGCAGGTATCTTACTCTTCCTTGATAACGGTGGAAGGAGCGATGGTGATACCCATACCACGAACCTCGTTCACGCTGCCACCCTTGACACGGACAGAAAGCTGACCGTCAAAGGAGAACTTGCCCTCGGAACCAGTAGGAGTGACAGTGCCGTCATCCTGTTCCTCGCCGCCGAACCAGACAGCGTAGCCCTCGTTCTTGCGTTCCAGGGCTTTCAGTGCCAGGTAACCATCGTGGTCATAGTTGGTGTTGAAGTTCAGACCCTCGTTACCCTGGATGCCCAGAATGAAGGTCTGCATCCGATCAGACAGAGTAGTGGTTTCCAGCATCTCCGGGTCAGTACCCAGGTCGGGGAACTCGGTAATGTCGATCAGCTTCTCATAGGTATCTTCCTTCTTGTGCATAAGGAAGGTCATATAGGTACTGGTTGCAGACATTTTCGTTTACCTCCTGTAAAAGAATTTTCCATCAGTGGCAACCCTGTATCGGGCTACCATCCTGTAGATTGTTGCGTCCTCCATGTTCGGAACGGGGGTCAGTGCCAGCCGTTTGAAGTTCATCTTAAACAGGAGTTCATCAATGACCTTCATAATCGCCTTGCACTCCGTTTTCTTACCCTCGGTCTTATTGGAGTAGACATTGATTTCAAACATGACCTGTGCCATTTCAGCACTGCCAGTTGTTTTATTTGCGATCACAGAGTTGTCACTCTGGGTGATACTTACGTGAGGGAACACCGAAGGGGCTTGAATGTACTCACCAGCAATGTCAATGCCGGGGAACTTCTCACGTAAGACTTTTGCAATACGGGTATAGACCTCGTTTTCGCAGTCAATCATACGTACACCCTCCTTGCTATTTCCTCAAACTTTTCCTCCAATTTACGGATTGTCTGGTACATACTCATGTTCGCCGGGTTACCGTAGGTATGAACCTCACCGACATGTTTTCCTTCTGTGATAACCTCACCGTTGCTTCCGGGGTCACCTTCGTAACGCCAGCCTTGAGGGAGTCTGCCCAGTTTGTATCCGTACTGTCCTCTGACCATACCGTGCTTACCAGCTTCGGGGTGGTTGTCGGGATATTTCACGCCTGTACCAAACTCAATGAACAGGGTTGCGCCGCCGACTGCCACAACTGCGATCTTGTTGTCACCCCGTTCCTCAACAGAACAGGACACATCATTCGTACCATCATAGACGGCTTTCGCAAATTTGGTATTGGCGATCTCAACACCTTCATCAGCCAGGGCTTTCAGAAACTCCTTAGTCTTACTAAGCAACCACTTTTTGTAGTCCTCAAGTTCCTTGATTGCCCGGTTAATACTGGCTTCATTGAGTTGGACTTTGATCACACGCTTGCTCACGATACCTTCACCTTACTTACTGCATACGATATGGCGTTCAAAGACTTTGCCACACGGCGCACCGTGTAGTCGTAAATCGGCTTCCCATTTTTGTCAAACTCTGGCTCCTTGTCGATGAACAAGACCGTGTTTTCATCAATGGGACAATTCATATCGTCAGTAACGACAACTTTGTCATAAGAGTCCAGTTTGCCGAACATATCAATCTGTGCGTAGCCCGTTGCCGGGGACACATTGCATTTCAGTTCGGCGGGTTCGCTGTACCCAACCTTGTACTCACCAGTCTCATTTCCGTCTGCATCCATCAGCGGAGTGCGTTCGGTGTACAGACAGTAATGGATGGAGGACAGGTTGCGTTTCATCAGCTTCATGCCATCACCCCCGCCATGGGAGTGATACGGCGCAGCAGAGTAGGAGGAATGTCCCCGTCCTCATAGGAGCGAGACACGCCATTCTCGCTATGTGCGGTTTCACCCTCTGCACCACGCTTATTCAGCATATAAGCGGCAATCTCCACATGAACCGTGTGGTAGGGAGTCGGAATTGCTTCCTCTCCCGTACCAAACGGAAATGCTTTAGAGATCACAACGCCCTTTGCCAGAGTCAAGTAGGTGGACAGCACACTCTGGTCTGTCTCACCCGTCATGCCTTGCAGCATGGTCAGCTTTTCAGCGTCAGTCATGCTGTCCACCCTCCTTCCTCAATTACTCCGCAGCAGCGGCTACGCCGATCTCGGCAGCGTTAGCCACATAAACGGAACGGCTGTAGGTAGGCTTCTCAAAGGCAGTGGAGATGCCAGTGAACTTGCCGTGATACCATTCGGGACCATGATCAAGACCGATCTGACCGAAAAGCTGATACTTCTCGCCTGCGCCAGTCTTAGCAAGCTGCTCCAGGAAGAAGTTGCCCTTGCCGGGAACAGGCTGATAGACAGGAGCGATCACGTCCAGGTTCAGAAGCAGCGCAGTACCCGCAGGCAGGCACTCACCCAGATACAGGTAGACAACACCCAGAGGGGTGATGACGCTGGACAGGGAGATACCGTTGATCTCACGGGCAGCGGGAACCACAGTCAGACCATTCTGAACAGCGTCAGCGTTGATCTGGAACAGAGTGACCGCATCGCACCACAGACACAGACCGTCAGTGGGAGCGTTTGCGTCGTAAATCTTCTTCACCATGTCGGCAATGTCCCACAGACCCAGGGGCTTGTTGCCCATGGCAGTGACATTGGAAGTGATAGCAGGAACCAGACCACGGGTCTTGTTAGCTTCACTATCCTTAGTAGCCTTGTGGAACTCACCGTTGATGAAGGTGTACTCAATGTCACGATTGACCTTCTGGATTTTCGCAGCAACCTGGAAATCCAGTTCGCCCATGGGGTTAGCCTGCTGGTTCTCAATGTTGATACCAGACAGAGTACCCATGTTGGACTGCTTCGCATAGGAGATACCCACAGACTCCATGAAAATCTGGGTCACGTTGGTTTTCTGCTCACGGGTCACAACGGACGCTTCGGGAGCGGTCAGAGAAGCAGTTTCACTGATACCGGGCTGGGAACCGTCACCGCCAGAAGTGTACTCCTGTCCAGTGACGAACTCGACATGGTTCGTGGTTTTCGCCTTGCTACCGATGATGGAAGAAAGCGGGGTACGCACGTTACCCTTGTTGAACAGCATACCGCTATAATTCAGTACGCCGAAACTGGTTGCAAAAACGTCAGCC